CCTCGCGCAGCTCGGAGGCTGCGGCATTGATCTCCTTCAAGTTCTTGGCGACGCGAACGTACTCGGCGAGAACGGGCTTCAGGGAGTCCATTCCGCCACGAAGACGGAGAACCAGGTGCAGCGTGCTCTCCTTCTGGACGTTGTAATCCGCAAGCGTGCGTCCGTCCTCCAACTGCTTGCCCGCAAAGATGAGGCGCTGCTGATCGGGAGGAATGCCCTCCTTGTCCTGAATCTTCTGCTTCACGTTCTCGATAGTGTCGCTCGCCTCCACGTCCAGTGTAATCGTCTTGCCGGTGAGTGTCTTGATGAAAATCTGCATCTTGTGTGCATCCAGTTCGTGTCCGCGGAATCGTTTCCGTTTTTAGAACAAGAGATGTCCTGGTTTGACGAGGAGGAAATTGAGCGGCTTCGGACGGTGTACAACAAGGAGCACTCCCGTGAATCGCCCATCCCTAAGGGCGCGCCCGAACAGACGTGGACGACTCTCAAATCCAAATTGCACGAGAAGTGCAAGACGGGGGAGGCGGAGTGCATCATTGCGTCGTTGATGCAGCGTCCAAAGGCACCGAAGGAGTGGACGCTGAATCGGCAGGAGTGGTTGTCGAGCGACGACATCCAGGCGGTTGAAAAGAACTACACGACCCTGTTTCCGGGGTATGAGTTTTTGGGTTCGGTTCCAATTGATTTCGATCTGAAGAACGAGACGAGGGAGTGCATCGTCAGCACGCTGTGTGCCATCAAGTTGCCGGAACTGTTCAAGGCGGGGAAGCAGCGCATCGGCATCATCTTCAACACGGACCCGCACGACGGTCCCGGGGAGCACTGGGTGGCGCTGTTCTGCGACATCCGACCTGAGCTCGAGTATCCCCGCGTGACGTACTTTGATTCGTATGCGCACACCCCCGAACCCGAGATCCAGACGCTCATGAAGCGGTGGAAGAAGCAGTGGGATGCGACGGGGGTTCACAAGAATGGGATGAAGATGACGTTCAACAAGACGCGGCACCAGTACAAGGACAGCGAGTGCGGCATGTACTGCCTGTACTTCCACTACGCGTGCCTCATGCAGATTCCAATGGGCAAGACCATTCCCGACGACGTCGTCAATTCGTTTCGCGATTTGCTATTTAAGATTCCCAAGGCATAAGAAACAAATGGAGGTCGCACTCGTTGGGATTTTGGGATACTTGGTGTGGAGTGAGTGGACGGCGCAACAGAAGGGCGGGAGCGTGGTGTCGCGGAAGAGGGTGTGCGACTACCACGTCGCGGGGTCGGTGTTTGAGGACCTCTCGACGGCACTGGCGCGCGGCGTGCGTCTGATTGAGCTGCACGTGTATGCTGACGAGCAGGGGCACCCCGTTGTCGCGAAGCACCCCATGAACGACGGGTATGACTATGCGCTCGACAATGACAGTTTCGAGTCGTGCTGCGTCACGCTGGTGAATGAGGCGTTCCCCTCGCCGCATCCCCTCATCCTATCCATTGTGTCGCACACTGAGAACGCGGTGACGATGAATCGGGTCGCCGAGCACCTGAGAACGACGCTGCGCAAGCACCTCGTGCCCGAGACACGGGGCATCGCAACGGCACTGCTCGATCGGTTTGTCGATCGGGTGCTCATCGTCTCGGGCGGCAACTTTGTCGGGACGGAACTCGAACCCCTCGTCAACCTGTCGTGGTCGGGGTCGGATCTGCGCCGACTGACATACTCCCAGGCAATTCATCCGCGGGACCAGCAGGATCTTGTGGCGTACAACCGCGACCACATCACGATAGTCGCACCCGACGCCGCGTTCGGCAAGAGTGCCGTGAACCCCGAGACGGTGCGTGCGTACGGTTGCCAGTGGAACCTGTTTGGCGACCAAACGGGATTCGTTGAGAAGTCCGCGGGACTGCAATAAACAATCTTTGCTCTAAAACAAAATGGAGGCAGGAAAGCGCAACCCGTGGCTCACGCACGTCAAGAAGACCCTGAAGGCGAACAAGGGCAAGTCGTTCAAGGCGGTGCTGAAGATGGCGAAGAAGACGTACAAGGGCGGCGCGGACGTCTCGCCCGCTGCCGAGGATGCGGGCACGTCCATGAACACGGCGGCACCCGTCGGCGGTCGTCGCCGCACGCGGAAGGGCACCAAGGGCGGTCGCCGCACGCGCAAGCACTAAAACGGATTCGCGCAGTGTGAGTAAGACGACATCACAATGGACGAACCCAAGACACGACGCGAGAGCAAGAAGACGAGCAAGGAGAAGCGGGGGGACAACATCTACTCGGCGAAACACGTGAGGCAGCAGGAGGCGATTCAGGAGAAGAAAAAGAAGTAAATCACAACAAGGAACGGTGCGAAACACGGAACGTCCTACGATGGTCCCTGTTTTTCGTCAGACCACCCCCTGCCGTCTTTCGGCATGTTTTCCCCTTGTACGTCTTTTTCGCACACCCGCTCTTGTAGTACGCGACCTGCTGGGAATACCCCTTGAAGGACGGGATGGAGGTGCCTGATTCCTTGGAGAGGGCGAGGAGCAGTCCGTACATCCACTTCATGTACGCCTTGCGGGAGGAGAGATCGGGGGCGGGGTAGGATGCAAACACCGCTCGCAATTCCTCGAAGGGGTAGGCGAGCGCGAGGTGGCGCAGGAACGTCTCCTGTGTCGCCCTGTCCGACTCCTCGGGTTTGTCGGGGTAATTGACTGCAATTGAAAAAAGGAAGTCGCGACCCGGCACGCCGTCCGACGCCTTCATTGCGGCATAGCGTTTCTTGATATCGTCAAACGACGGATCGGGACCGGGATTAATCACATTGGGATCGTCCTTGCACTGAGTCCTGAGTTTGTTGTTCACCATGTTGTGGAGGTTGAACAGCCACTTTCCTGGGTCGCCGCGGAGGGGGTGGGCGGCTACGAACTCTGACGTGCTCGCGCGGCAGTATTTACACGGCAACACATCCTTCATGTCGTTTAGAACATCGTCTGGATGCGGACTCCTGAATGCGATTAGATGAAACAATTGCCATGCACTCGGCCCCCAGAAGCGAGTGTCCATATTGTTCTTAGGAGGTGAATTTAAGCATAAACCCCCTGCCATACTACACCGGATGAGGTTACAGCAAGTAAATTACTACCTTCCGATGAAACCGAGCAATGTTTTAGAGTTTGGGTCGCTAATGATTTAGTCCACGTTGTTCCCTTATTGGTTGTCATCCATACTCCTACAGAACTTGCTACGATAACACTTCCGTCTTCCGAACAATAACCGTTTGAAATCTTGTTAGGAGTTGCAGTTGTTGTTAACTGCCCATCTATTCTTAAATAAATAATACTAGTCATAGGAGTGGATATAAGCGTAGATAGTGTTGAATCGCCTGCTAAGTTAAGATCTGTGCTGGATGTACCTGAAACAACCACACTTGATCCTCCACTATATTTAACTCGACCGTAATAAATAGTATTACCATCGTCGCTTATAACAGTAGCTTGTGGGTTCCCACCTCCCAAGTTTGTACTGGCTCCATAAGCAGTTGTATTAAATGGACATTTGAAGGTACCTCCAAAGAATATAGCGTATGCTAAATTGCCATTGTTAGCAATTGCAACCGCTGTAATCCCATATGCCGCACCTAGAGATGCACTTGGAGTTACAGTATATGTATTGCCAGTTACAAGGTTAAACACAAAAATATCTACCCAGTAATTCCCAGAGCGTCTAGCTACCGCTGCCCATACGCCATTTCGCGACATGGAATATGTTTGAAACTCTTCACCCCAACCACTTGCGACAGTCTTAAACTGCCACGTAACTCCATTGTTCAAACTGTAGTGCATCTTAGTCAGCGAGTATGCCACTATGGTGTTTCCGTTGACAAACGCTGTCACGAATGTATCAACCGGCATGTTTGATTTTTGCGACCACGTTACTACTTTCGCAGTAGGTCCACTCGAATTGGATGTCATCCTGGCAAAAAAAGGTTGCAGACCACTGCTCTTGGCTACTGCACTCTGTGTAACCACTGCTCCTGCCCCTGCGCTGCCCCTGACTCCACCACCTGAACTTGATTTCTTGGATGCGGAACCACCTGCGGCAACGGAATTCGCATCACTGACAGCCCCGTTTGATTCTGCCCCCGCTCTCACAGTCGCAGTGAAATCCGATGCTCCACCGCGTAGTATTGGCATTTGTAAATACAGAAGATTGAAAAAATAAAGTATGTCTCAATGAATAAAATGCTTGACAACAAGGACATTATTATCCTGACTGCGTCGTTCTACCTCGCGACGGTGGTCGCCAAGTTCTTCACGTCCCTGTCCGAGGACATCATCACGCCCCTCCTGGCGCCCGCCGCGGCGGCTGGCAAGGGTGTCGCCTCCTTCACCATCTCGGTGGGCGGCATCACGCTGAAGGTCGGCGAGTTCATGTCCGCGCTCGTCAACCTCATCATCTCCTTCGTGCTGGTGGTGTTCACGATGGGCGTCCTCCGCACGTACTTCCTGTCCCGCATCGGCGCTGCCCGCACTGCGTAAACCGTCTTTTTAACCTCGCAATAAACAATGACAACAAAGAAGGGTGACGCGATTGACCAATTGATACACAGTATTAACTGGAAAATCGGGAACTTTTCTATGTTGTCTCTCCTCTTCGGCACGATCATGGCTCTCATTGACATCGCAATGATGGGTACGGTCAAGATGGTGTCGACTGGCACGTTGTCCGCCGCGGTGGGGGTACCGTTTGCGGTCGGGATGTATGCCCTGGAACCGCTCGTGTTCCTGAAGGCGATGAAGTATGACGGCATGGTCGCAACCAACTTGATTTGGAACCTCATGTCCAACGTGATTGTGACGATGCAGGGCATTCTGATTTTCGGCGAGTCGATCGAAGGGCTGCGCTGGGTCGGCATTGGCATGAGCCTCGTGTCCCTCGCAATCCTGTCCTACACGGGCAACAAGTAAAAAATGGTTGAGTAGATACAAATGGTTTGGTACAATCCTACAACGTGGTTTGCTCCCGCGGACGACACTGCGCTGCCGACGACGGACCCCTATGCGGTCGACCAGGCGCCCCCTGCACTTGGCGGTCGTCGCCGCAAGACCCGGCGTGGTGGCAAGAAGTCTAGGAAGTCCCGAGGCGGAAAGAGGTCCAGCCGCCACGCGTAAACTTGCCGTACATCCCCACAATCCGCTTCAGCAACTGCTCGGGCGTCGCGCTGTTCATAACCTCATTTTCACGCTTCCATTGGGAGAAGGCAACTCGGATCGCGGTCTGGGTCACTGACTCTACATCTTCCCCATCAGTGTGGGGATGCACCCACTCACGGAGGAATCGGGCGATCACGTCATTCTCCTCCTTGTACTCGTTCGTGTGCTCCATCGCCCTCGGCGGGGGCACTAACTTCCGCCACCCACTGCCCCGAATGAAGGTCTGGACGAGGAAGGACATGAATGTCACCGCCCACTCCTCGCTCTGCGTCTTCTGGACGATGGTGTCGTCCATCGGCTTCTCGTTCGGTGCGACGGGGGACACCACGAACTTGCTCGGGAAGTCAATCACAACAACACGACGCCACGTCCCGCCGTCCATCGTTGAGATCTTGGGTTTCTCATTGCAGGTCAAGTGCATCTTCGGGGGTTCGAACTCCACCATCGCCTTCGTTCCCGCATACAGATCGCGTGCCACCATCGTCTCGGACGACACCATCTCCTTCATCACCCCCGAACTCAGAGGCTCACCCTCGTCGGGCTCCTGCATCATGACGATGCGAGCGCCCTTCATCTTCACAATCTCGGGAGCGGCGGCACCCGACTTGCCGCGCTTCTGGGTGAGGAGTGCGATGGGGACCTTGCACGTGTACTTGCCGAAACACTTGGACACGAGGTTCATGAGCATGGACTTGCCGTTGGATCCGGATCCCGTGAGGATGTGGAACTTCTGCTGGTTGTTGCCGCCCACGAGGCAGGTGGAGAGGTGGCACATGAAGTACTCGCGCACATCGGGGAATGGCAGGATGTCGGCGAGGAACTTCGACAGTTCGGGCCAGCACTTGTGGGTGTCATAGGGTGACGAATCGTAATCCAGTTCCGTGGTGATGCTGATGTAATCCTCGGGATGCCCCTGGCGGAACACGAGCGCGTTCGTGTCGAAGACGCCGTTGTTGAAGGCAGTCAGGGTCTTGTTCTCATTCAGCTTGCGCCCAAACTCCTCGTCGAGGAACAACTCCTTGCCCTCGTCCATCACGCTCTTCTTGAATCCCGTGCGCTTCAACTTGAGTCGCACCTCATTGCAGTTCTTCTTCTTCTTCTCGAGGACACATGGTGAACAAGTGGGGGTGAATGTCTTGCACGCACAGCCCCCCGACTCGGAGAGTTCATGACTGAAAGCCATCTCCTTCCTCAGGTACAGATCTGCAATGTCCTTCGACAGTCGGCATCGCAGTGCCACACCCTGATCCGTGTCCGTCCACGTGTTGCCATTGAAACGGAACCACTCGGAAATCCCGAACTTGGAGCACTTGAACTCGTCCTTGTACGTCGCATGAACGACCATCGCAACGTCGTGCTCCGTCCCCGACAGCGACTCCATGATGAGGCGGTCGATGTTGTTGTCCTCGATCTTCTTGAACCCATCCAGGTTGTCCTCGCGCGACCACTTGCGCAGACTGCCGACGCCCAACTTCTCACCGTCCGCCCGTCCGCCGAACGAGTTCCACTTGGCAATCGCCTCGCGCTGATTGAACTTCTCCCACTGTGCGCCGAAATCAAACCAGATGTCCTGGAGGTCGGGGTGGATGTTCTTCAAGCAGTTGCCGACGTCAATCCAATTCTTGTAGTCGGTATATCGCTCCGAAGAGAGGTTCATGACGTGGTCCTCATAGTACTTGCGCATCTGGGGCGACAGGGGTTCGAGGTAATACCGTCCCGGCGAGGATCCGCGCGATCCGGGCTCGCCACGCTCCGTCGTGCGCCCTCGGGTGGGCGCCTGACCCGGACCTGTCGCAGTCTCCTGCTGCACGTGAACGCGAACGTTGTCCTTGCCATACTCGGTCATCTCCGTCTCCTCGCTCGTCGGTGCGCGAACGGACAACTTCTGCACGAGTTCGGCGCTGAAATGGGGCACGTCGTCGTCAACACTAATGTCCCCCGACTCGGCGTCCCAGTCGAGGATGTACACGATCTCGTACGGAAACCCATCCTGCTTCTTGGAACCAAGGATCATCCAGTTGTTGGTGTGCGTCAGCGGCTGCGGGTCGTAGCACGCCTTCCAGTCGCCCAACAAGTCGAGTCCCGGGAAGAACTCCTCCATCCGTCCCAGGAGGTTGCGACGCACCGTCTGCTCCACCCCCGCGTTCGTCTTGAGGGACGGGACTTGGATGTGGACGCCGGACTTGCTGGTCTTGTGAACCTTGTCGAACACGGGCTGCGACTTCTCGAGAATGAAGATCTCGACCGACTCGGGCACCGCCAGGAACTTCTTGATTTCGGACATGTACGCCTTGGTGAATTCAACGACTTGGGACTGCGTGTGCTTGTGCTCCGACACCTCGCCCGAGTACTTGAAATCAAGATCAACTCGCATCGATCCGATTGGACTGCCCTTCTCCGTCATGTACTGGACCGTGCACTGTCGAATCTCGGCGGCGTAGAGCTTGTAGAACTCGGGCAGATCGTCGGACGCGATGTTCCACTTGATGCGGGGTTCTGCCATGGTTGTGTGTGTAAAGGGTCGCCCCGCCTCTGCAACGACGCGTCCCTTCTTTCCTGATTCAGACGGGGAGTTTGGGTCACCGTTAAGGAACTTTTCCAGTTTTGTGAGTGGCGCCATCGTTCCCTTGTTACTTCCACCGACGAGTTGTTGGCGTGCCATTCGTTTTAAACGCACAAATCCAGATTGGAAAATGAACCGAAAATCTGTCAGGAAGGATAAGCAACAAAATGAAGTTCTGTGCTCGTTGCAACAACATGCTGTATTCCATTGAGGAGCGGGAGACAAAGGCGTTCTTGAAGTGTCGTTCGTGTCCTTATGAGGAGGAGATCACGAAGGAGAATCCGATCGTCTATGAGCACGATCTTGAACCGGACACGTCCGTCCAGTACTCGATCAATCCGTATTTGAAGTATGACCCGACGCTCCCCAAGTTCACCAACATGAAGTGCCCCAACGTCACGTGCGAGACGCGTGCGCCCGGAAGGGGGTCGGACATTGTGGGCATCAAGTTGGATGCGAAGAACGTGATTTGGATGTACCAGTGCGCCGTGTGCAATGCGACGTGGAAGCAGTCCGCGAACTTGGCGTCGAATTAGATGATGCGCATCACTCCAACGTTCGTAGGGTTGGCCCGTCCCTGCGGAAGACCGCTGGCGGGGTAGTTCGTGGATCCCAGAGTGGTCGACGTCGAGGCGTGGATGGTCGACAAATTTTTGGGTTGGTTGACGTATCCCACCCCGCCAAAGGGACGGACTCGCGCATTCCCGGCAATTGAGGCGTTGGAGGGCGTCACGAGGTATGCAACCTTGCTGGCAAGCAGCGTCGTGTTGAGAACGGACTGGGTCGCAAAGGGCTGTGCGCTCGTCTGGATGGTGGTCGGCACCTTGCCCGCGCGATACGCCTGTGCGGCAGCCTGTGCCTTGAGGAAGGACGTGTAGTCCGACGCGGAGACGTTGTTGTTGATCGGCATTTGTTAAAACGAATGAAAGAGTTTCAATGCAACAGACAAGCATAGAATGACGCCCGATCTGCACCCCGAAGTTCGCCCCGTGTTCCGCAAGGACGTCAACGCCTCAATCGAGCAGCCGCGTATTACGCAGCCGTACTTCACCAAGTACGAGTACACGGCGCTAATTGCTACGCGCGCCCAGCAGATTGCGGAGGGTGCGAAGCCATTGGTTGGACTGGACGGACTGCGGACGTCCGACCCGATGTTTCTGTGGAATGTTGCGAAGCGGGAGGTGGAGCAGCGGAAGTTGCCGTACGTCATCCGGCGGCAGTTGCCGAACAACACGAGCGAGTTCTGGTCGGCACAGGAACTCGAAATAGCTTGGTAGAGATCACTTCATGTTGAGCGACAGCAGGATCGCAAACAGGAGGAGAATGATGGCGTCCGCCCATGCGTGCGTCGGCGTGATTCCAAAGGGGCGAACGCCGAGGAGGTCGAGCATCCCCCCAACACTCGTCTTCAGGAGTGCGACGACCACGAGAATCACGAGCAGAACGTTTTTCAGTGTCGACATTTACTTACTCGCCCGACAACTTTGCGAGGTCGGCGTCGGAGGGGGGATAAAGGAGGAGCACGGGTTGCTCGCCAATGGGGTTGAGCATCTGGGGCGGCTCGTGCAGCACCATCTTCATTGCCATCGCAACGTCGATGCTCTCACTGGGCGTGAATCGGGAATGGTCCTTCGCAATGTCCGCCTGGATGAACGCCAGCTTGGGATCGACGGGGAAGGCGAGGTACAGAAACGCGGCAACAAGGGCGGCGCCAAGGGCAATGAGAAGCATGTTCTTCTTCGAAACCTTCATTGTTTCTTTGTCAGGACAAGAAAACGGAAGTCCCGTCTTTACACAAGAGACGACAACACAATGGATTTCCCTATAGTTGTGCGGTGCTATACATGCAACCTCCCCCTTGCCGGCAAGTGGTTCAAGTTTCTGGAGGCGGTCAAGACCTTTCGCAAGCAGGACGGTCGCCCCGAGAACGACGAACTAGTATATCTTACGCAAACGACAACTCGCACCGCTGAGGGGCGCGCGATGGACAAGCTCGGACTTACGCGCGAGTGCTGCCGCCGTCACCTGCTGACTCATCCCGGGGTTTGATTTGCGAATGCAGTGCAAGCAAACACGGTAAAAGGAATAGGTCGAAACGTAGTTGACACACTCGTCCGTCACACAGAAGTCTACCGCGGGGATGCTGATGCGGAGAGGTTGGTCCATCTTCCTTTTTCTTATCATTATAGAAGTAAATGAGTTCGTACTCGGAATATCTTGGACGACTGAAACAGCGGCTCCCGACGTATGTCGACACTCGCCCGCACCGGGACGCGGGACACCAGACGGAGATCGTCAAGCGGATTGCGGCGGCTGGAAATCTGGAAACGGCGGTCGCAAGAACGGTGTGCGCCTCCGTCCTGAACGCCCCCTCCACCGTTCCCGCCTCGCAGTACGTGCACGGCGGCGGGCACAGCGTCAAGGACACGTCGGACTACAACGCATACACGGCGGGGCAGGCGGTCGCACAGGGCGAGATGGCGAGGAACCGCAAGGCGTCGCAGATCCAGGCGGTGTGCTACTCGTCCAGCACCGTGCCCGATCTGAACGACCGTCTGGCGGGCACCACCCTTCTTGCGGACACCAGCGTGGGTCTGATCCAGGCGGAGAAGAACAAGAACCAGCGGGGGTACAACTCGTGTGCCTCCTGTGGCGCACCCATCCGGGTACAGTTTGCGGGGAGCTGCAACTGCAAGCTGACGGCGACGCAGCAGTCACAGCTTAAGAACGCTTAAACACAACCTTTGTAAATCAACAATGTTGACGGTGTACACCTTCGTCCGTCCGAAACCGGAGGACTGCTTTGACATGTCGGCGGTGCCACTCGATGAACTGGCAGACGCGATCGTTGAAATCCACTCCCATCGAAAAACAGCAACCCTCTGGTTCGGATACCTGGACGGATGGATGCTCACCCCGCGCGAAGAGGTGCTGCTGCGTCGAGTCCTTCGCGATTTTTCGTGTCATGCAATCAGCCATTTCCCGCTGTCGTTTTCACAGTCCTGGAAAAACGAAATCGATTGGGTTTACACGGAGGAAGGCAACCATGGACTCTCCAACCCTCACCACGATGGTAGTGCTCTACACGACGGGAGTCAAGCTCGACACGGACATTCTAGTGCGGGAACTGCCGCTCACCGATTCCATCATTAAGATTGAGAAGCAGGGCGTCCTGAAGCGGGGAACGTCCAAGCGCGACCTCATCAAGCGACGGGCAAAGGTGGAGCCACCCAAGCGCACCACCGGATTCGGGCACAACTCCATCACGATTGTGATTCTGAACGACGGGGACGGCACGCTTCTTCGCAAGGAGATCACAATCAAGATCTTCCAGAATGGCGTGTTTCACATCACGGGGGTGCTGGACGAGAAGTATGATCGATCCGTGACCCGCATCCTGCGCGAACACATCTGCGCAAACTGCCCCACTGCACTTGTGTCGGGGGAGTGGGTGTCGGACAATCGTCGTGTCGTTCTCATGAACTACAAGACCAAGATCCAGGATGTTTCGAATTTGTCGCGGGATGTGCTGTACGCCACCCTGCGGCGACAGGGCATCAAGACGAACTATGAACCCGCCGTCTACCCTGCTGTCAAGATCTACTTCCCCGACGTCAAGTGGATTGCCAAGGTGTTCCGCACGGGACAGATCATCCTGACGGGAATGACGACACAGGAGGAGTGCAACCTGCTGATGGAGCAACTGCGTCCACTCATCGCGTCTATCCCGTCTTCATAAAGTGCGGGTAAAAGACATAACAATGGCAACGCGAGAACTCACGCCACAGGAAGTCGCGGACGGAGAGCGAGGCATCATCTCAGAGGATCTGAGTGCGACGCAGATCCAGGCGCTGGTGCGGAACATGGACGTCAGCAAGAGGCGGTACAACAACCTCAAGGGGACGCCGCAGTATGAGGCGAAACTCAAGTCCGAGAACGAGGTGCTGTACTTCAACTACCCCTCCCTTTTTCAAATGCACATGGAGAATCGGATGGACTCGACCTTTTTCGAGATGCTGGCGCTGAAACGAAAAATTGAAAAGGGGGAGTTGACGGCAGAGTCCGCTGCCTCTATTATTGGTAAGAAGCTGTATGAGAAGTTCATCCCACAGGTGACGGAGGGTGCCCCTGCCCCCGCCCCCGCGCTGAGTTATGAGGACTATTACCGGTCCCCGAACTAATCCTTCAGTTCCGTTCGCAGTGCCTCCAGCATTTTCCCAAGCACGTTCTTGCCCGGCCACTTGGACGGGTCCTTCGCCTTGCTGGTGTCCGCCGACGTCCCGATGCCCCAGTACTTGTCACGGGCATTCGCCTCGCCGATAGGGCGATCCTTCGTCTCCATCAACTTGGCGCGGAGATCGGGGTGCTGCATGAACTTCGCCTTGAGTCCTGTGCGCATGACCTCGTCCTTCTTCTTGTCCCACTCCTCCTCCTTTGCGTCCTTGACCTTGTCGCCGAGAGTCTTCACAGCCTTCGCCGTCTTCGTCTTCAGAATCTTCGCCTCCGTCGCCGCATCGCCAAACATCTTCGCCTTGGACCACTGGACGTAGTGCTCCAGCGTCGGGAATGTGATGCCATCCACCTGGAACGGCGCCTCGTACATGGTGCTGAACCCCCGCCACTCGCCCTTGCCCTCATCCGCGCCCGAGAAGAGAACGGGGTCCGGCAACTCTGCCGCGTCCTTGGGGATCTTCACCATGCGCTTCTTTGCAGGTGCCTTGGGTTCCTCCTTGGGTTCCTCCTTGGGTTCCTCCTTGGGTTCCTCCTCCTTCATATCGATTGTCGGGATGTCGACCACCTGCTCCTCCTGCTTCGGCTCCACCTTGACACGCTTGAACACGAAGCTGCGGTGGAGGAAGGAGAAGTTCTGGTGCTCCTGTGTCAGCGTGATGTTGTTCTGGCGGGCGTAATGATCTGCAAACATCGTCGTCTCCGCCAACTGGTATCCCGCCTCCTTCATCAACTCGGTGATCTTGCCAAAGGGCACGAGGTACTCCTTGACGGGCTTCTCGAAACTCTCGAGTTCCACCTGGATGCCCTTGCCGAACTCCTCCGTCCACCCCTCGCCGTCCGCATACTCCTTCTTGAACTCGCCGTACTTCTGGGTCTGTGCGCGGAACACGTGCCCCGTCTTGCCGAGCAGTAGGGAATACACCGCCTGTCCGTCCAAGCACGTGCCAAAGAACAGCCCCTTGCCGAACTTGGTCAGGTTGCCGAGGAAGACCTTGAACATCTCCTCCGACCCGCACGCATAGTGCATCGCCATCTGGCAGGAGATGACATCAAACTCCTTCAATCCCGCGAACTTGGAGAGGTAGGCGGTGGAGGGCGGTTCCGTCCCTTCCAGCAGGCGGAAGTACGGGCTGTCCTGCTCGAACAGGGGCTGGGTCATGTCGCCCACAATGAAGAGCGCGGGAGGCAGGGTTCGCTCCTTGATGTACCGGACACACGCCCCCTGTCGCGGGGAACTGAGGTTGGACGCCGACAACTCAATCCCAACGACCTTGGAGGGCTTGGTGCGCTTCCACTTCTGGATGTCACCTCCCCGCCCCATGGCAAGTTCCAGCAACGTGTCGCCGCGCTTGATGTTGGACTCGAACAGCGACTCCTTGATGCGATTGTGGAATCCATACACGTCCTTCAGCACCCGATCGCGGGAATCCAGGTTGTCGCGGTAATACAGTTCGTCCTCGAACGTGTCGTCGGGCGGGTTGGTGGTGATGGACCGCAGCATTTCCTCCGTCACGGGAACGTGGATGTTCGTCCAGATGGAGTCGGCGACCTTGATGTCGTTGCCATACTGCGGTTCGCCCTTGACGCGGTAGGCGTACGTCTTGTCGTATCGCGTGCGCAGGATCTTCCACCGTGCAATGTCAGTGTCGTAGACGCACTCGATGATCGTGTTGTCCTCAATCCGCTTCCCCTCTTCGTCTTCCGGCACGCCACGAACGTTCAGGGGCAGGCGGATCTTGTAGGCGTCGGGCGCACGGGGCACGGAGGGCTGGAAGAAGGAGGGGATGCGCTTCTTCGTCTCCGCCACGACGCGCAGATCGTCGGGCATCGTGGGGGGCACATACTCCCCCGTCATCGTCTCGCACGGGTAGATGACGTCCGACCCAGGACTGCGGGAGACGTACAGCGATCCCTGGAAGACGCGCTTTCCCAGCACCTGGTCGTAACTCTCGCCCGCCTTGAATCGAACGAGGAAGTCAATGCTGTTCTGGGTCGGGGGCTTCCACTTGTACACGCGCAACCACGTCTCGCCCGACCGATCGGCAACGGGTGCGACAGGGGAGGCGCGGGGGGTGAAGACGAGTCCGTCGGTGGGGTACTCAAACACCGTCTCGAACATCCGCACAATCGCCTGCTCCATCGCAACACCGTCGCCCGCAAGGAACAGCTTGGTCTCGATGCGCAGGGGGGTTCGGGAGGAGAGGACGTTGAAGTCGCGCGCCGTGTCCTGCACGAACTCGCGAGCACACCCGAGTCGGGACTTGGTGGGGTTCTTCATCACATCCTCATCGTTGGTCATGAGGGGCAGGCGACGGGTGTCCTTGCCGCGGAAGGAGTACACGTCGAAGATACAGAACAGGTTGCGGTCGGGGAGGAACTCGCCGTCCATGATGTCGCCAATGTGACTGTCCTTGTTCGCAGTCATTCCCGTCCACGCGATCGAGTTCTTGGTGATGCGGAGCAGGCGCTTGTCCCGCATGACCACGAGGAAACACCGCTGCCCGTCCGCCTTGTTTGTGACGGTGTATCCCGTGAGAATGTTGTGTGGGCGATCGGCGCGAACGTGCTGCCGCTCCATCGTCACGGGGTTCAGGAAGGGCACGTGCATCACCTCAAACTCCATGCGGTACCGCTCCTGGTCGGACTGGCTCAGGAGGAAGGGCGATCCCTGGAATGCGCCCACGAGGGTCTCGACGCGGGAGAGGAGGGAGGACACGAGCTTCTCCTTCGGCGCCTTGCGATCGATGATCTCAACCTCCAGTTCAAAGGCGGGCGTCTGTCGCAGGATGTCGGCGAACGTCTTGTGGTTCTTGGTCTTGGACTTGGTCATTGACATGTCGAATTGAAGGAGTCCGTCGAGACTCTTCCAGGACTTGCGGTGGAGGATGCGGCAGTGGGAGGTGGGGTCCATGGGCGCCCCCGAGAAATCCTTGCGGAGGAACTTCTCACTTCGCAGTGTGAATCGGAGTTGGAGGTCGGGGACGTCCAGCACGTCCGTTCCTGCCGCGCCAGGCGCATCAAAGTATCGGCGCTTGGTCTCGACGACGAGGGGCACGCCGCGGAAGGCGCCTGTTGTGCAGACCTTGTGGATGTTCTCGGCGCCCACGACGACGACACGCAGTCCGTCGGCGTAGCTGAAGGTTGCGCGGTGTTCCTCAACGACGGCGCCCGTTGACATTGTTTCGATTGCCTTGACGATGCGGTCGGAGACGTCCTTTGTGTGGATTTGTCCAGCGAGCACCTTGCACTCGAGTTCGGCGTGGGGGTCCTTCGCCACAAACGACGCCAGGTCCAGCAGTGCTGAATGAACGGGTTTGGGAAGAAGCAGCTCCATAGTGCCTATTGTTTAATCGCAGGACAAGTTCCATTCGTTTTAACACATGCTATGGAAAGAGAAGAATGGATCGACTGATTGAACTCTTGAAGGAGATTGATGCGGACGTCTCATTGTCGGATCGCAACACAGATGCGGTCATCAGTCACCCAAATGCGATTGAAATTGAGTCACTTGCAAACGATGTCCTGATCGCGGATGATGGGACTGCGGGCTGCAATTGGCTGAACATTGAACATCTCAAATCACTGGGGTGGCCAGTGTTCCCACTGGAGCGCGACCGGTTCGGGTGGTTGATCGGTGGCATTCAGACGAAAAAAGGCGTGATTGCGTATGGTTAGGTCATCGGCGATCATTCCAGCCATTCCGCTGGTCCAAGTAAAAGGCAACGAGCGTCTCGATCTCCACGATGCAGTCGTCGCTCAGCGTGTCGCTCGACACAAACGCGCCGTGCTGGGTCTTAGTGTAGTTGTCCGTGTGCTTCTTGATGATGGCGAAGATTTGAGCGTGCTCGTTCTGATCAAGTCGCTCGATGTTCTCTTTGAGCAGCTCCTTACGACTTCGATTCATTTGTACTTGAGGACGGGACGTTTACAAGTCGCTTTCTACGCGGTTCTGCGTTCGCCGTCTTTGTTTGTGACACATCGACCGTGACGACGCGCTTGTCGCTGTCACCCTCGCCCACGGGAGCAGCGATGAGTCCCTCAATCCCCGCATCCGTCGCGCCTGCCCCCGCCTCCTCCTCGTGAATCGCGGGGCGAATGATCTCGCGCATCTTTGCGAGAACGACGATGCTGTCGTCGCCCTGCTGGAACCGACTCCCGAGAACCTCAAACTCAATGTCCTGCCCCTCCTCGACTCCCTCGAAATCCTGGTTCCCAATGTGGAGATCGCGCGGCATCAGAACCTTGAGGGGCGTCAGCTCGCAGTGCAGCCCGATCTTGCTCTTCAGCGACACGGGTCCGCGAAACACCTGCCCTGCGTGGGGGAGGCACACGTCTGCCTGGAACCGAACGCTGTAATCCAGTCCTCCGCGAATCAAACTCACTCGACCCAGGGAATGGTCCACGATCGTGATGCTGCGGGGTTGAACGTATCCCTCCGAGAGGCAGACGCCCTCATACTTCATGCGGAGTTGGGCTAGAACACTTGCTTGGATGTTTCGTTGGAGATGCCGCGCCTCAATGTGGACGTTGCGAGTGAGCTCACGACGTTCGTAGAGCGGATCCATTATGTATCTCCTCCTTGTTTTGTTTGGGTCGTTTCGTTTTTCATTTCAGTGCCGCGGAAACACGGGGACGAACGGACTCTTCCAGCAGAATCCCCAACTCCTCGGGCGTCACCCACACGATGTTGTGCTCCTCCCGTGCCAGCAGCTCGACGTACGTGCACCACCCCGCCCCAATCCCCGCGGGAATTCCCACCCCCTCCTTGTCGATGTACTTGGCGAGTTTCTCCGTGTTGGGTTTCGTGTTCCCTCCTGTGGCACACGCCGTGGGCTCGAACTTCTTCTGCTTGATGACTCGGGTCGGGACGCCCTCGTCGTTCCACGTCATTGGCGCAATCGAGAACTTGCCCGTTTTGGCGGAGAGGGATGCGAACACCTTGACCTTGTTCGCCACAAAGGTGTCAATGAGCGCGGTCGTCCATTCGTTGAAACGCGTACGGTCCTCGCCAATCGGTTCCTCGGGCGGGTCGTACTTGCCCGGTCCAAGCACGAGGAGGGGGGTGCCAGGGACGCGCAACCGACTCGCAAACGGCAGGGGTGCACCCTCCTTGTGGAGGTAGGACCGCTTCTCATCGTCACTGAACTCATGATCAAACACGAATCCGTTCAGGACCTCCTCCGAGAAGCGTTCACGCGCATCGCCGGGAAACTTGTACGCCTCGCGCTTCGTGTCGAGCAGTCCCTCCTTGATGTCGGTTTCAGCGGGTTTCGCCTCGGGGGCGGGTGGGAGGGGAACCTCGCCCTTGATGGGGGGCAGGGACGTCCGCTCCATCATCGTGCTGTTGGGGACGCCGATGGGTGCGAGGGTGTACAGATCGCCCCTCGACTCCAGCAAACTGGGACGACCGAACGAATCCCCAAATCGAAAGGCGCCCGCAATTGCCTGCTGGAGGTTGTACACCACCACATCCGCATTGTACTCCGCGAGTGCCGCAAAGAGCGCGTCCCGGTCCCAGATGGGTTTGTCAACAAACAACTTGGCGAGTTTCTCAAGGATCTCGTCGCGGACGTCAAGATACGAGGAGAGGGGGCGAACGTGGTCGGGGTCGGGGAGCGAGGGCGCAACCTTGCACGTCTCAACGTCCGGGAATTCATCGAACGCAGGCGCCATCATGGAATGGAGGGAGTACGACACTTCTTCGCCCTCCTCGGACCTCCGTTGGGGCACAACCAGGGACTTCCAGTCGGCGGGCAGGGTGTTGATGGAAGTTTGGAGGGGGCAGTCCATTGCCGACTCCGCCATGACCTTGCGGACTTTGGCGATTTTCAGTGCCTTCGTCTCGACCTTTGTGCGGTACGTGTACTCGTCAAACGTCTCCACATCCCCTGCGACGCGACAGACGTGGAGGTACACGCTGCAGTTCTGCTCCTCAAAGGGCAGGAGCTGGTGACTGCACGTCCGCAGTGCGCGCCCAACGACCTGCTCGATCCGGCTCATGTTCCACCACGGATCCAGGATGTGGACTTGACGGATGAATCGGAAATCCACGCCCTCGGACGCGACGGGACTTGCGATGACGACACGAACCTTGTCCCCGTTTCGGTTTTCCTTGCTCTTTGCCATGTCGAGCATCGCATTGATGTCCGCATCGGACGCGTCAGAGGTCAGCAGGATGTACTTGCCCTTTGTGCCCGGCGACGAGGGATTGGCAAGCAGCGTCTCACCTCGTGCGGGGCGGAACCCGTGCTCTTCCAGTGCCATTGCAAACAGCCGTGCGCCGCTCTTCTTGTAGTTCGAGTACACGAACGCCATGCCCTTGGACGACTCAATGGACTTCACGATGGACGTGAATTTCGCCGAGTGGTTCGGCAGGTGCTCGGCGGTCAAAAAGGGTTTGGCGGTGTCCACATACTCGAACTGCTTCCCTGCAAGACGGAACACTTCATCGAACCCCTTGTTGCCAGGCAGAACGGCAACGGTGGGAAGCATCAGCGCCTCCCGCTTCTCCTCGTCCACCTCCCCCTTCTCGGACACGAGCGTCGCCCTTTGGATTCCTTGGGCTTCCGACGCAACGAGGGAGAGGTACTTCAGTCGATCCACGTCCCCGATTCGGGTGCCGTTGAATCCCTTGACGATGGGGGGCGCGATGTGAGGGGGCGGCAGGCGGAATGGGAAGGTGAATGGGTTCTCACCCTTGACGTACGACACGTACGTCTGGCACCACTTGCGAAACGGGTCCTCCGACTTCAGCTCGGCGTCGGACGTGAAAATGTCGGACGGGACGATGCGCTTCTTGAAATCCTGCGTCCGCTCATTCCACCCGAACAGGTTCATGTAATAGACGATCTCATCGTAGCTCTCAAACATGGGGGTTGCGGTGAGGAGCACGAGAACCATGCCGTTGGCGACCTTGACGAGTCGTTCCAGTCCCTCGGTGATCGCCTTGTTTGCCTTTGCGGACGACGCGTCGGCGGATTCGCGGATGTTGTGTGCCTCGTCGATAATCAGCAACCGGTTGTCGAAATTCTCATGAATCCACGCCTCGTCCAGATCCGCTGCCGTTCCCGCGCCAATGTGTTCGTTGATGCGAGCACCGAAGGACGCATACCCCGAGAACTCGTAGAACTCATCGATGATGCGATCGGCAGTGCGGTCCAATCGGGCACGCACCGTCTCGTCCGCCCAATTCTTCGGCTCCGATTCGAGGCGCAGCAGCATGTCGAGGTACCTCCGCCCCGTGCACTGCTTCGACGACAGAATGTGGGTTTTGGGGTCGAGGTTGGCACGACTCATGTCGAAAATCTGGGTGCGGAAGTTCTCCTGGACGGCGCGACTGGCGAGCACCATCACCTTCTTGTCCTGGAACTCGGGGCGCAGGATGTACTCCTCCGCAATCTGGATTGCAGTGCACGTCTTGCCCGAGCCCGTGCCATGCACCATAAGCAAACTGCGGGTAGGAGCGTCGGGGGAGAGCACTCGACGCAAAAACTTCTGCTGGGACTGGAGCGAGAATCCAGAGGCAGACGAGGAGGAGCACATCTGGTTGCGCAGTGTTTTGAGGGCGTCAATGGAGGCGGGCGGCAGACCCGTGTTTGTGATTTCCGCCAGCTCGGGGTGGGTCAGGTTCACCATTGTCTATGTCTGCGAAAACTCTATCTCCAACGAGTCCGAGACGCGATACACCTTTCCTGCGTTTCGTCGGCGCATGTCTGCCGGAATGTTGATGTAAATTCGGCGGTCTTCGATTTCGCGGTAGCAATGAATCAAGAACATGTCGGACTCGATGAAGCCGACGTAGTGGACATCGATCGGTTTACTGAAATTGACGATTTCATAAATGAATTCCTCAATTTGCAGAAGTTCGTGGATTGTGAGTTCCGCAATGTCCTTGTTTCGCACGAAGACGGGAAGGGTAGTTGCAGCCATTTGACATTGAAAAAGAAGAAATATACATAGATCGTATCCATTTTAAGGAATGTCGGGCATGCACCCGCCGTAATGCGCCTGCTGGTTGCCCAGATTGTACCGACATCCGCGGCAGTCGAGGGCGAGTTCGTCAATCTCCTCCCCGTCGCCCGCAATCGTGCTTGGCGACCCAAATTCCCCGAACGGCGGGGTGGAGGGTCCGTGGTTGGGGGTCATGATCCTGGCATTGTTGAGGTCCGCTATCGTCA